GTCTCGCACCACGAGCCGATCTGGTACGCCGCCGTTTGAGGCGTAGTCGAGGACGACGAACCCGGCGGCTGTCAACGCCTGACCGATTAGACCGTCGTTCGCGTCCCGCCTCGCTCGGTATCTCATCCCGTGCCTCGTTGATGCAGCGGCCTAACCATATTTGCCACCATACCCGGTTGATTTTTTTAAGCGGAGGCACGCGCACGTAGCCGCTCCGCGCCCTTTTCGCCAAACAGCGACCTGACCAAGCCTCGCAGCGACGGGTCGCCCCAAACGGCCTTTGCGTCAGCGTCACGCACTAACAAGCCAACTTGGTCGCGCAGCCATTCAATGCGTTCCTCGTGCTGCGGTTCGTCTTGTCTGACCATGTAGCGGCCATGCAGAGCATCCGCGAGTTTGAGTTTGCCGAGGGGTGTTGGCACCACAAACTTGTCCCAATGCCACGCGCTTTGCTTGTTGTAACCCTCGTACCGCTGGTTTTCGGCAGCAATCTGCTCGGCGGATTTAACGGGTTTTTCACCCGGTGCAGGTTTGGCGCGTTGGAGGTCAAACAGACCCTGCCACTGGTTGCTGATGGATTGATTGACCACAGCATCTTGGTCGGGGCCGTACTTCACCAACTTCAACATCATGGCGTGTTCGGATGCTGGCTTGATCGGTTTGCGTATCGCAGTCCGGTACGCTTTCCACCTATCCCATGCTGACTGGTCAAGGCCTTCTAACATATAAACTCCTCAACACTTTAATGCTGATACTGGACAATTGTACTTAATCAAACAGCCGTTTTTGCGATTGCGCAGCTGCAATGCGTTCACACGCAATATCAAAATACTTTGCATCACGCTCAATGCCGATAAATTTACGGCCCATGTTGACCGCAGCCACGCCGGTTGTGCCGCTACCCATGAACGGGTCGCATACCGTTCCGTCCGTCCAACTAATGATTTTTTCCATCAACCCAATGGGCTTTTCGGTTGGGTGATGTTCGTTTTGCGTTCTAGCGTATTGAACAACGTCTGTTGGGCGAGAATTTGGAAATTTATGTTGTTTACCGGGATAGAAAAAAATTACTTCGGTTTGGCGAGCGTGTTCATGCTCTAAATCGCCCATTGACCAGTGGTTTTTTACCCACGTGATGACGCTCTTTGGCTCGGGGTAATCACGAACATTGTTCCACCGACCAAACGCATATACCGAATGAGTGGCGGCCACCTTTGCCCAATCTAATATTTTGTTGGCTAACTCTGCCGAATCATCGTTCGCAATCTTTTCGTGCTTTTGATTGCGACGGTTGGATTGAAATTCCATACCGTAAGGTGGATCGGTTACTACGGTGCCAATTGCTTGTAATTCGTAAATAACGTCTAAACAATCGGAGAGGTATAAAACTGCATTACCAATAACTATCTGTGTCATTGTTTACCCCTGATGACTGATGGTGAATCCGCACGGTTGAGACGGAGTACGCCTAACGTGGATCGTGCGGAATTGATGACTGACGGAGCCATCCGCTGTCGGCTACTTTTCACGGGTTACCCCGTTGCCATTTGCGCTTCCCGACTGACGCCGCGCACCTACAGGCTGGCTGCCCCGGTGTAGGTTTAAGGTTCTCTGCGCGTTGCTTACCCGACCAGAGTTCCCGAGCAGGGAGGTGGGTGGTTGACAGTCGCGCTCCCCCACGACTATCCTCACGACACCTCGCATAGCATCCCGAGAGTAGAACCAACCCCCGGTTCGCGTCAAGCCCCCGAAAGGGGGTTTGTCGTTTCTGGCCTCGGTGACGGCCTCACAGACGATCTTGATGATGGCAGCCCTTTCCCTTGCCTTGCGCCGTGAAACCCTTGCAGAGGCACGGCGTTGGTTTATATGCGACCAGTAATAGGCACGGTGGTAAGCGGCACGGTTCAAAACAACTGCGCCTGTGTTGCGGGTGTGTAACTTATGTCATATCGGTTGCTATCACCTTTTGGATACGGCTCTACTGAATAAAGCAATTCCGATCGCAACCTTTTACGGTCTTTTTTGTTGCCACAAATGTAAATGTAACGATGTTTACGCGGCCGATCTTCTACATAAAAATCATCACCAAACCGCGCCCTCATGTAATCGGCTGGGCTTTCCTGCCCATGCGCCATATCTGATACGGTTTTCGGGTGCAAATGCTCCATCCCCCGAATCTTCCAATCTGAACCTTTCGCAGACAACCCCGTATATAAAAAGTTTGTTGCTTGATACACATACCCAATGTGCCCTTTTGCACAATCGGCGTAACTAACCACAATAGATGGTTTTGGTAACAATTTTAGGCTTTGCGCTACTAACAAACTTGGGCCATTTTTTATCGGTTGTGCAAAAACCAATCTGTTCAACTCAAGAACAATGCTCGCATTGTTTTTCCCTGCTATCCCTCTGCACAACGGGGGGCTAGGCGGTGTTCCATACGTCACAATGCCGAGCAATTTTTCACCGTCAAACAATCCAAAAGCATACGAAATAGACGGAATTCGTTTTGCGTAATGAACGCGCAAAAGCCAATCGTGCGTTTCCTCGTTTTTTATTGGAAGTACTCGCATTAGCGCGGCCGGGCGACTTTGCCCGCCTCATATTGCCAACGTCTCGCGTCTGGAACTTTACCTACCTTGACCCACTGCTGCACTGCCGCTCGGGTAACTCCGAAAGCCTTGGCCACAGCATACTGGGAGCCGTATTGCTTGATAAGTTGTTGAGGTTTCATAAAAAGGGAGGATAGGGGGGTTGACACGGCCTGTCAAGGCACCTATCCTATGCCTCGTTGACAAACACAACGGAGCAACAGATATGCCCACCTTCGAAACCAAAATCTACGCCCTCGGTGTCTACTGGCACGCTGAAGTCACTTACGACTTCCACCCCGGCGATCCCAACGCCAACGTCGCTGACGACATCGAAATTACCGACCTTTGGCTGCTTGGCTGCTACCCCGAGGGTTGCGAGTCACGCGCTGTTGATCGCAACGATTACGAGTCCGTCCGCATCAAGGCTGACCTTGACTACCTTGAGCCTGCGGAATCAGCCGACTTGCTGCGACGGTGCTGGATCAACCTTAACTTGCAATCCGAAATCGGCGGTGACGACTATGAAATCTAAGCAATCCCTTTGGCCGGTGTTTGTCCTTATGGTCATCGTCTACGGCCTCGCCTGCCTTGTAGAACCTTGTGACGGCCACAGTTGTGACGCGGAGGTGTCCGATGTTCGATGAACTGCCGTGGGGTGACGACGGGGCCGACTGGTGGCATCAACTCGACCTTGAAATGCAAGAACGCGAGGAACAAGAACGTATTGAAGCCTGCAACAACGCGATAGCAGAACTACAGGAGACAAACGATGCAGAGTGAAACCATCGGCGCATTGGCCGCCGCGCTGGCAAAGGCGCAAAGCCAAATCAGTGGGGCGGTGAAAGACGCGGCCAACCCGTTTTTTAAGTCCAAATACGCTGACCTTGAGTCAGTTTGGCAGGCCTGCCGCAAACCGCTGACCGACAACGGTTTGGCGGTTACACAGACTAGCCGCTACACAACTGACGGGCTGATGCTAGTCACGACTTTGCTGCACGCCAGCGGCGAATGGATTAGCGGCGAGATGCCGGTGCTGACCAAGGATGCCAGCCCGCAGGCGCAAGGCTCCGGCATTACCTACGCACGCCGGTATGCGCTGGCCGCCATCGTTGGGGTGTATCAGACCGACGACGACGCCGAGGCTGCACAGGCACGTGGAGTTAAGCCCGACCCCAAGGTGCTTGACCAAATTGCCGCTTGCGACTCCGCAGAGGCTCTCACGGCGTTGTTCAAGTCGTTGCCGATGGATGCCCGCCAGTTGCACATGGACGCTTTCACGAACCGCAAGAAGGAGTTGACATGAACGCTTTATTCAACAAAGCAATTGTGATTTTGCAAGCCATGCCCGCCGTCAAGTTTGTAATTGTGCTGCCCGATGGCGCAACGATTACGCAGGGCGATTTGCAATTAGAACAAACAAAACAGAGAACCCGTAATTTCAAGTACCCAGTGGGGAGCGTATGCCGGTACTACAAGCCATACGTTGCAGATTTGCAGGTAGGGCAAATGGTTGAAATTCCTTTTGACAAATTTGACCCCGAGCCTTTGCGGAGCGGTATTGCCTCTTATTGCAGCAAATTCTGGGGCAACGGTTCTGCGATGACCGCGATAAACCGTGGCAAAAAATGCGTTGAATTGTTAAGGGTTGCGTGATGGAACAGCGCACCGACGAATGGTTTACCGCCCGGCTGGGTAAGGTCACCGCCAGCCGCGTGGCTGACGTTGTAGCCAAGACGAAAAACGGGTACAGCGCATCCCGCGAAAACTACATGGCCGACTTGATCGTGGAACGGTTGACGGGGCAGAAAGCGTCCTCGTTCAGCAACGCTGCGATGGACTGGGGTACTGAGCAGGAACCTAACGCGAGGGCCGCCTACAGCGCCCGTACAGGCGAGTTGGTGGAGGAGGTGGGGTTTATTCCGCACGCCATCTTGCACGACTCTGGCGCGTCCCCAGACGGTCGTAT